GCTCTGACAGCGTTCCGGCCCGATAGGCTGCACCGATCTTGACCAGATCATCGAGCATGTACTGTACGGCGCTTCGGCTCTGTCCTGTGGCAGCAGCGAGGGCAGCTGTCGTTTGTTCGCCGCGCCTAAGCAACGCCAACATGGCGCGCTGCTTTTCTGTGATGAGGCGCTTTGTCGTCATTTATGCTGCCTCCAATAGTTGGTGCGTTTCGTCAAACTCGCTGATCGCGTCGACCAGAAATCTCCGCGCGGCCGCTACACGCTCGACCATTTTTTGTTCAAGACCGATGTCTCGTTCGATTATCCAGCGAGTCAGGCGCATGTGCTCAGGAATGTGGCCTACCGTGTGCATCGAGAAGTCTTCGTAGCCGATTAGCCGTTCGGGCGTGTCGATCAGCGCGTAGGCAACCTCCCACGCATCCGCATCCCAAAGCATCATGTAGGCGCGAGCCTGCCACTCGTAGATCGGGTCTTCGGCATCCGCCATGAATGCGGGCCATGTTTTCGACGACCATGAGGTTTTCAGATCGAACCCGCGATTCGATACAGGGTCAAACAGGTCGCACTCTCCAGTGATGCCGCCCTTTGTCTTGCGCTCGGTGTTTTTCTCAAGCGACAGGCCCAAGACGCGGTTCAGCAAGGCGATGGATTCGGGTTCGCACTCGACGCCTTTTTCTATTTCCTTGCCGCCAATCACATCCTCGATGCCTAGAATTTCCTGTCGGGCGAGGCCGCGTAGGTAGGTTTTCGCGCCTTTGGATAGAATGCCTTCCGCCTTCGTGCGCGGATCGGTCATGATTTTTCCGATGCTAGATGCTCGAATTAGAATCTCGCTCATGCTGACCCCTTCAGCTCATTGAAGCGCTGTGAGACGGCGGCATTGAAGCGTTTCAGCCCTTCACGGTCTTTAACCCGGCTGAAGTAGGCTGCGCCTTCTCTCTTGTGCGCTTGGAGTGCGTCGAGAGTTTCTACGCCCTTCAGCCCGTCGATCCACCCATCGGTAGCGAAGTCGCGGATGGCTGCGCCGTCCGTATCGTCGTCCTCTTCGGATACGCCGAGAATGGCCTTTAGCGTGTAGCGCTGCAGAAACGTCACCGTGCTGGCGCGGGCCTGGATGGGAGACTTTCCGCCCTTGTCATCAATCGGGCCACCCATCGCTACGGACTCCTCGTGACCGCCCGTATGGCGCAGGTAGCAGGTCACCGTGATCCAGTCGCGCTCGTCTCTTACGTCCCAGCGGGACGACAGCCCGTATTCGGAAAGAGCCGGCGTGACCTTTTTGACGACCTCGGACAGGGGGGCATACCGGCTGTTATGGCCGTTTTTCGTCTTCCCAATCAGGGTAGCGCCAGAATTCTTGAACAGAGCGAATGCCTCATCAAATTGCGACTTCGCCTGCGCTGCGTTGTAGCGGTCCTGAAGATCCATCATTTGGCCGATCTGCTCGGGCGTCATGCCGGAATTCAGAGCGGCAATGGCCATCGCCATGGGCGAGCCGGCCGGCGCTTGCTCGGGCGCGGCGATGGCGGCTCGTTCGGCTTCGATAATGTCGGTACTCATATCACTTCCTTAGAATCCAGCTGTGTCTGCCATCTGGACAAACGAATAAACGCCGACGATGAAAACTACGGTCAGCGGGTACGCATACCAAGGCGCTGTCTCTGTGTCGCCCGGCTGCCGATGGCATTCCAGGCTGATTCGGTGCCAGAGCCGTTTCATAGATCTTCCTCCAAGATGGCGTCGACCGCGTCAATCACATAATTTCGGATCGCCTCGTAACGGGTGCCCTTGTTGTTGGCGATCAGTTCGAATAGCTGGCGTTTTGCGTCGACCGGCATGTCTTCGATAAAGTCGGGGTAATCGAACAAGATCAACGACCATTGGCATGCGTTTCGGTGGCCGCCGTCTTCGATTGCGGTTCCCTCAAGTACGCGCATGACTTCTTCGGTGGTGGATGGGCGCGTAGGCATCCAGCCCGCGCCGTTGAGGCGGGATTCAGGTTCTATCAGCATGGGTTGCCTCCGAAGTAGAGGAAGACTGTCTGGCTGACGCCAGAAAAAAGGGATGAAGGGTTAAATGGATAATCTGCGGAAGGGGCGAACTCTGAAACCGTCGTTCTTGACCCAGTAGAGCACGCGGCCGTACTCGAAATTGACGGCCCAAGCGCAGTACTCGGAGTACTGCGTCGAAGACCAGTGGATGGTCTTCTCGAACTTGTCTCGCGCATAGATGCGGGCGATCTGTAGCTGCTCGCGGTTCGGTAGGAACCAGTCCGAGAAGCTGCCGCCGCGATACTCTTGTGCCGCGGTCTTCGCGTCGTCCCACTCCTCGTCGCCCAGCGATTCAGGCGCGCCGATCATGTGAACGAGCTTGCCGCCTTCCCAATGAGGACCTGCGTAGAAGCCGCCCTGCAGCTCGGCGCCGAACTCGGCCGGCAGAACCAGGGAAGGCGCCTTGACCTGCTCGGCCGCCATCAGAGAAAGCAGGGCAGGCAGCGGGACGCTCAGCGCCTGGGCTGGGATCTGGATGTTGATTTGTTGTGTCATTCTGTCCTCACATGAAAATCGCAGCGCTGAGGGTCAGCGGCGATGGGGTTGGGTTGGCTGGATTATTCGTATGTCCGAAACATGTTTCATCTGGCGCAGCTTTTCCGCTACGCGCTCGGCGTCTGCTTCGTCTTTCGCGTAGTACCGGCCCGAAAATTCCGGGTTGCGGTATCGGACGTAATCGACTCGCCAGACCTCGGTAATTTTCATTTCGCGATCACGCCGCGCTTGGCCAGCCAGCGGATGGCGGCAGGGCGTGTCTTGAAGGTTTTGGACTGCGAGAAGGTGAGGGCCAGGAAGCCGTCGGGGGTTTCGATCAAGCCGCGACTGATCTGCTCGTTGTTGCCTTGATTGAGTGTTTGCATATCTATGTCCTTTGTCATGCGGAAGCAGCCTGTCACGCAGCTTTCGGATGGGCCGGTTGCCCGGCCTGGTGCACTTCTTCCTGCGCAACTCCCGCCCCTATTGGCGGCTCGCAGTGTCCCGGACTTCTCCCGGTGGTCATCTTCCAGATATCCGCCTCTGGCTGATTACAGGCGTCCTTTGAGGATCGCCAGCGGTCGCCCCTCTTGGCGCCTACTCAACAGGCCTGGGGTTCGCTGGTTTTTCGCAGGTTTATCTCCAGCCCCCACGTCTGTTGGGCTGCCGCGCAGTCGCTTGTCCGTATAGGGCAGGGCGCGGTGTTTATCGTATGGACCAGGGAATCTCAGGGGAGGGCGCGACAGTTCTGCTATGCTTTCCGAGCCAGTACGTCGGTACTGGCCAGCGGGTGAGACCGCTGAAGGTTGCGGCCCGTATGGAGTGCGATGGATGTCGCACCAACCTTAAAGGCCTATGCCGACTGCCAAGCGCAAGCAATCCTTACGCGAAGCAGGGCGGGGAGCGTTCTAGATAAGCCGACCGCAAGCGCCCGGCATGGCGCTATACAAGTGCCAACCCTAACCAGTTGGCAGGCCTGCCAGCGACATCAGGGCTACGCCATGATTAAGCTGACAATCAAGCTGTCCATTAGCTACAAGCAAGTCCGGTCTCTACTGTTCTTGCTCATGCTGCTGGGCAGCTAGCGGCAAACCCGGCCTCGAAAGGGGCTGGGTCTAGAAGCTCCGCTGAAAGCACGCATCCCTGCGCACCCTCTCCTGAAATTCCCTGAATTGTTAAAGAGCAATCCGCCTAAGCGGGGGTACTACAAGACGATCCAGAAAGCTGCTACCTGAACCGCCAGGGTTGCGGCGACTAGCACCGCATGGATACAGGAATCGAACATGTCAGCCTCCTGTTGCCTGGCTTTCTAATCCGCTTGCCGTCGTGGGCTAGGGCGTTTCGAAAGAGCATGACTGAAGTATAGAATTATCTAAACATTCTTGTCAAGAAAAATCTAAACCTAATTTGTAAGCCGCTGGCCGGGCATGGGGTCAGCAGAACGAGCTAGCAGGGGAGGGCTATTGGCGGGGAGAAGGCTCGAACGAGCCTTTGGCTATTTGAACTTGGCAGTCGATCAAGTTGGCGAATGCATCCGGCGCATGACCAGCAGCCTCGATGCGGGATGGGCCGACAGTCCGATATAGGAAGAGGGCCAAGTTAATGGCGTCCAGCGCACTGTGGCCGCTGCGAAATTCGTCAGGGGCGATGCCGATGTACTGTTGCTGCGGTTTATTGTTATCATCCATCTCGCTATCCTCATATAGCAAATTGCAGTTCAGACGCCCTGGAGGGTCCAAGCTCCAGGGCGTTTCCTTTGGTAGGTCTATATTGCACTGTGTAAATATACAGTGCAAGGGTTGCGGTTGAGCATTTATTGAGCAATCTGCGCAAACCCCTTTGAACATTGAGAAAGCGCCAGTTTAGGTATTAACCCTATGTCTTTCTCGCCGCGTCTCATCCCCTCCGGCGATTATTTAAGCACTACGCTCAGATCCCGAATCTGCCGAATAGGGGCCGCTAATGCCCGCACCGTGCGAGTATTAAATGTATCACCGTGCGGGTACTCTGCCCGCCATGGGAAGACCTCGAACAACCAGAACCTCAGACCAAGTGACAATTCGCCTGCCGGACGGCATGCGCGACGAGTTGAACCGCCTGGCAGCGGCTAACGGCCGGTCGGCCAATGCGGAGATCGTGGCGCGGCTTCAGGCGTCGCTGTCGCCGACTGACAATCCCGAGGTGGGCGTTATCCGCGACATGGTGCGGGAAGAGCTTGAGAGGGCGCTGGCGCCGCTCCTAGAGAAGCGTAAACGGTAGGCAAAATAAAACCCGCCAGGGCGGGTTGTTGAGTGCCCCTCGACATGAGAGGCGTTGGTGCGCAATTAACTTACTTATTGCTTTGGTGCTGCTCGGACTTTTGTCCGGGCTGAGCTTGACCGGGCTTTTGCTCGTCTTGATGCTGGCCAGTTTTCTTCTGGTCCTGCTGGCCGGGGTCTTGTTGCTT